GATACACCAGCTGGTGCCAGGCCTGGGATGATATTGTTGATTTTAATAATCAGGCCAAGAAAACATTTGGCACACAATTCGCACCATTGATTGATGAATGTAAGATTGATGGCCAGCACGGTCCTATGTATGGATACAACATCACTTGGTGGGTTCATCCAGGACTTCAACAAAAGATCACAATGACAAAGATCAAGAATATGTGTGACGAGTTAGAATACGGCCATCACATAGTTAAAAGCATAAAAGCAGAAAAGGAAGAGGCATAGGATGACTTACAAATTAGTAATTGAATATGATTATTTTGGTCCTTTGTCTACTTTACAAAAAACACATTCAAAAGAATTTGCAGTTAATTTAGACACAATGCACGGTCCCAAATTTGAAGATTATGATGCATTTTGGGAATATCATCATCCGGGCACAAATGATGTTGGTATGAGTGATGCTGATCAGCAGACATTCAGTGATTTGTATGACAATGATCAAATAGTTTCAATGCACTACGAGGAGGCATAGATGCAACAACTAGAACTATTTGAACCATATGAATTGGATGAACACAAATCATATCAAAAGTTTATGTGGACAAAAAATGGCCACCAAACCATATATTGGCCCACACAACGAGAATGGCGAGAAATGGAAGAAAACCGTGAAAATTTTTCTTCCAAAAAGGGGTTGACAGATCCTAAAGATGTGTTATAGTAATTGTATAAACTAACAAAAAGGAAAGCAAAATGTCAAATATTGGATTAAAACCTAGAAACCAAAATGAAATACAAGTTATGCGACTTATGACTGAATGTCATGATTGGTTAGCAAAAGAATTAAACATACAAAGCCATATGGAGTTTGGTAGAACGGCATATTGGGGCAATCAGGCTCGTCATTGTGGTCTATGGTATCAGGATACTAAACAAAGTGTGCTAAATTTTAGAAACTTGTATGGTGCAAATATGTATAGATTGCTTAAAATTATAGCACACGAGGCTCGTCATGCGGTGCAATATAAAGATAATTTATTATCTGTTGAAGGTAGAAAAAGCAAAATGACACACAATGGCAAATGGGAAGTAGGTTATTGGCAAGGTAAATTGTATCGAGGTCCTTATAAAGAAGCACCATGGGAAATTGATGCACGAGCACACGAAAAACAATATGCAGATTTAATTGTTAAATCAGGTATTATCACTGATAAAGAATTAAAGATGAAATTAAGTGGTAAACAAGATCAAATAATTTATCTTGAAGATGAAACAATACAAGATATTAAAAATCAATATGGTAATGTATCTTTGTATAAGGTTAGTGTATTTACAGAAACACAACAAAAGGCAAGACAAGCAGAACTTAAAAAATTGTATGAAAAAAAAGGCTATGCGGCTTATAAAAAAGCAAAGAAAGACTTTAACACAAAATATTGCGATAAAAGTATAGCATTTTTAACTCGAGATGAAGAAAAGAAATTGCCTAAATCAGATCGTTTTTGGGCGGCACAAAAAAACCGTATATTTTATAAAAGTCGGCCATTGAAAGATTCTGATTTAGTTTATTAAAGAATTAGAGGGGTTTAAGTTTTCCATTCCTCTCTGATAAAGGGCACTCAACAATCTAACGCCTGTCAGAGTGCCCTTTTACAACGGCATAAATATCTACGATGCCGTTATCACCCGCACAAAAGACCATAACACAATCAAACAAAAGATTCAGAGTCCTTGTTTCTGGTAGAAGATTTGGCAAGACACATCTTGCCATACGTGAACTGTGCAAGGCGGCAAGTCAGCCAAATCGCAAGGTATTTTATGTGGCACCATCATACAGAATGGCCAAACAAATTGTTTGGGAACAACTCAAAACAAGATTGAGACAATTGAGATGGATCAAAAGGATCAATGAAAGTGATCTATCAATCCGTTTGGTAAATGATTCTTTGATCAGTTTGAGAGGTGCTGACAATGAAGATAGTTTGAGGGGTGTGGGATTGGACTTTGTGGTGTTGGATGAGTTTGCTGACATTGATGCCAAAGCATGGCATGAAGTGTTGAGACCCACACTGTCAGACACTGGTGGCAGTGCCTTATTTTGTGGCACACCCAAAGGCATTGGTAATTGGGCATATGACATGTTCCAACATTCCAAAACAGATGTTGACAATTGGCAATCATTCCAATATACTACAATTCAAGGTGGGCAAGTTCCCAAAGAAGAAATAGCACAAGCACAACAGGATCTTGATGCAAGGACATTTAAACAAGAATATGAAGCCTCATTTGAAACTTATTCAGGCACCATATACTACAACTACTCACAAGACTCTGTTTATAAAGAGGATAAAACACCATTAAAAGATGCCAAACACATTTATATTGGCATGGACTTCAACATTGATCCCATGAGTGCATGTGTGGCAGTGAGGACAGAACAAGGATTGATTGTCATGGATGAAATAAGCATATATGGATCAAACACAGATGAAATGGTAGATGAAATACGCACAAGATATCCCCAAAAGCACATCACAGTGTTTCCAGATCCAGCATCAAGGCAAAGGAAAACATCAGCAGGTGGTAGGACTGACTTATCCATACTAACAAATGCAGGATTCACAGTAAAAGCCAAATCACAACATCCTGCCATCAGAGATAGGATAAATGCAGTCAATTCTGCACTAAAGTCTGCAGATGGCAAACAAAAATTATGGATCGCACCCAATTGCAAACAAGTGATTAGATCATTAACAAGACAAATATACAAACCGGGCACGTCACAGCCAGACAACAATGAAAACCTGTCGCACATGAATGATGCATTGGGCTATATGGTTGAATACCTATATCCCGTGACGAGAAACCGCATAAATACAAATGCACCAACTACCTGGACAATGAAAGTAAAATAGAGGACACAGCATGGCAACAATATATGATGCTTTTGATGTTGAGTATAGATTAGAATATCTTGGATTACCTGTTCACCCTGAATGGAGAAAGAACATCAAAAGATGGACTTATTATTCTGATTCATTCAACGGAGGCAATGATTTTAGATCGGGACAATATTTGGTAAAATATATCCTTGAAAGTGCAGAAGAATACGAAAACAGAATCAAAGCAACACCATTAGACAATCATTGCAAGTCAGTGGTAGAAACATACAATTCATTTTTATTTAGAACACCACCCAAGAGAGATTACGGCACACAGGTAGCAAATGATCCAGCATTGGATCCATTTTTAGCAGATGCTGACCTAGATGGCAGATCATTCAACTCATTCATGAGAGATTGTGCCACATTTTCAGCAGTGTATGGACATGTTTGGGTGATGGTGGACAAGCCATCCACACAGGTGGCCACAAGGGCAGACGAATTATCACAAGAGATCAGACCATATGTCTCAATCATCACACCAGAGAATGTAATCGATTGGCAATACATGAGAAAACCAAACGGTGTGTATGCATTGTCATCGATCACACTGCTGGATGGCATAGACAACAACACAGCATACTACAGAACAATCACAGCTACTGAGACCACGATATACACAAGAACCAATCAACAGCAAGAAGCATCCATAGTTGATGTGATACCAAACCCAATTGGGGCAGTTCCTTGCATACCAGTTTATGCAGGTAGAACACAGACCAAAGGCGTCGGTGTATCAGACATCGCCGACATTGCTGACATGCAGAGAGCATTGTATAATGAATTAAGTGAACTTGAACAACTTATAAGGATTTCCAACCATCCCAGTCTATGTAAAACATCTTCCACACAAGCATCAGCAGGTGCAGGATCGGTTATAGACCTACCGGATGATTTGGACCCCAACCTGAAACCATTTTTGTTGGAGCCTAGTGGCAGTGGCATAGAACAGATCATTGCTTCGATCAATGAGAAAACTAACTCCATAAACAGGATGGCTAACATGGGTGGGGTGAGATCAACAGCAACTAGACAATTGAGTGGTATCGCGATGCAAACAGAAAGAGAATTACTCAATGCTAGACTATCACAAAAAGCAGACAACCTAGAACTTGCTGAAGAGCAAATTTGGAGGATGTGGGCACTGTGGCAAGGCAAAACATTCGATGGTGTGATTGATTATCCAGATTCATTCAACATACATGACAAAGAAAACACAGTGGCATTGCTTAAACTGGCCAAAGAGTCAAAACCAGAGAATGCAGAACTATTAAAACAGATTGACATCATGTTGGCTAAGGCACTCATCAAAGATGAAGATGTCCTTGAGAAAGTGATGGAACAACAGCAAGAAGTTGGTGGAGTTCAAACATCAGCACCATTACAAACTGAAATGCAACACCCTACTATAGAATCAGTGGAGAAATTGGTAACACATTTGAGAGAGATGGTGGAGCAGGGGTATACCAATGAACAAATTATTCAACTACATCCGGAACTATCTGGATTTTTCAATAATCAAAATGGAGGAAATGACAATGGCAATGCATAGCAAAACAAAATCTAAGTCTAAAAAGAAGAAAAAGTCAAAAAAGTCAGGTAAAAAATCAAGAGGCTAGTGATAGTCCAAGAAAGATACCGTGAAGTTGATTGGGAGCAATACTTCCAATCAATTTCTGATGTATGCCCATGGAGCCTCGAGGCATACCACAACAACCAAATTAAATTTGCAAGATATTCAGATACCAAAGTATTTTACCACGATGAAACATGGAACACAAGGTCACATATGGCCATAGTATACTATGATGTTTCTGCAGATGTGGATGACCTTATTTGGACAGTGGATCAATTTGATCAATTGCCCAATACCATTTGCTTTTGGATGCATCCAGATCACACCAAAGGCAAGAACAAACAATGCTCGATCCCTATCATAATACAACAAGGTAGAGCAACCTTGGAAGCAATTAGGAAACAGCATAAATACAACAAACAATCGCAAAGATTGGACAGTTAAACTCAAAACTCAAAAGGAGGATTTACATGAGTGATATGGAACAAAACACAGAGCAGACTCAGGCTCAAACAGCAGAAGTAGAAGCACCAGCGACTACAGAAGCATCTACTGAGGAAAAGACTTTTACACAGGCTGACTTGGATAAGATTGTGGCAGACCGTGTTTCGAGAGAAAGACGCAAGTTTGAAAAGAAGTATGAAGGCATTGACCCAGAATACTACACAGAATTATCTGCAAAGGCTGAGAAGGAGAAACAAGACAAACTCAAAGCCAAAGGCGAGTTTGAACAGATTTTGAAAGACACAGTGTCTAAGAAAGATGAACAAATTGGTGCTTTGCTTAATCAAGTGAAAACCATCAAGGTAGATGGCAATTTACTTGATACTGCTTCCAAACACAAGGCAGTTAATCCAGGGCAAGTTTCACAACTGCTCAAGGATCAAGTGCAAATGAATGAAGCAGGCGATGTTGAGATTGTTGATCCTAAAACAAAACAAGTGAGATACAATGACAAAGGTGAACACATGTCAATATCAGAACTTGTTGGCGAATTTTTAACAGCAAATCCTCACTTTGTGAGTGCCACACCATCGGGTGCAGGAACCACAAGTAAGATTGGAGATGTTGGGAGCAGTGAAAAGTTGGATATTAATGCATTGGACATGAAAAATCCAGAGCATAGGAAACTATATGCTGAATACCGCAAGAAAGTGGGAATCGGCAGTTTTAAATAACCATTTGACAAGGAGAAATAGACAATGGCAAACTCAACAACTACATCACTTGCTAGTTTAATCTCACCGATCGTTCAAGAAGCATTATTCACTGCTAGTGAAAGATCAATCATGAGAGGATTAGTAAGAGAATATGCTGTAGGCAACAACACCGGCAAGATCGCACAGGTCCCCGTATATCCCGTTGTTTCTGCAGAAGATCTAACTGAAGGCACTGACATGTCAGGCACATCAGCAGATCAAACAATCACTACAACAACTAAAAACATTGAACTAAAAGAAGTTGGTATCATGACTAACTTGACTGATTTCATCAGAGACACAAGTGAGCAAAATGTTGTGTCACACCTAGGTAGATTATTTGGTGAAGCAATCGCAAAGAAAATCGACACAGATTTGATCGCTCTATTTGCAGGCTTCTCATTTGATGCAGGTGCGGCAAACACAGAAATGACACCACAAGATATCTTTGAAGCGGCGGCTAAATTAAGATCAAACAATGCACCAGGACCATACTACGGTGTGTTCCATCCAAATGCGATCTTCAATGTGAAGAAAGTATTAGCGACACAAGGTAATACAGCATTCGGTGGTAACGGTCAATCTGAATTGGCTAACGAAGCATTAAGAACAGGCTTTGTTGGTTCAATCGCAGGCATCCAAATCTTTGAATCATCTAACTTCACAATTGACGGTGATGACGATTCAGTGGGTGGTGTGTTCTCACAAGAAGCACTTGGTCTAGCAATGCAAAACGACCTTTCTATGGAAATGCAAAGAAATGCATCTCTAAGAGCAGAAGAAGTTGTTGCAACAGCAAGATACGGTGTTGCTGAATTAATTGATACTTACGGTGTAAGAATCCAAGCAGATTCAGTTGCTAACTAATCAATACACAATAGTGGGGAGCAATCCCCACTATAACACAAGGAGAAACAGATGAGCAATTATTCAACGGATGCAGATGTATTAGAATACGAACCACAGATCAAAGAGTATGGTATCATTGATTTTTCATCATATCATGCCAAGACCACAGCAGATATACAGAGACTGCTTCGCATAGAATTTTGGCCTCGTGTTTCTAGAACTTATTCATCCGGTAAATATTTCAATTCAACGGAACTAGAAATGGACAACACCAAACTACAGGCCACACAATTCACTCGTGCGGCAGTGTTCCATGTCCTAGCATACTACATACTACCACAACTCACACAGCATGGACCAGACAGAGATAGATTCAGAGAAATGATCGATTTTTACAAGTCCAAATTTAGAGAAGAATTTGATCTTGTGTTGCAGGATGGTGTTGAATATGATTTTGATGGTGATGGTGTCATTGAAAACACTGAAAAACAAACAGAACACTTCAACAGATTGGTTAGATAATGGCAAATGTGAGAGAACAAATTGCTGAAGACATAGTAACTGATCTGCAAGGCATCACAACACCTGGTGTTGTGTTGGTGTCAAGGAATCCAATCAACACTACAGACTTGTCTATAGCACAGTATCCAGCCATTATGGTAAGGACCAGTGAAGAAACAAGAGAAGATGCCACCATGCAATCAGACACATTGCGATTTGGCACCATTGATTACAATATCATAGGATTTGTGAGAGCAGATTCATCAGCAACCACTGTGAACAATTCAATAGACACACAAAGAAATGATTTGATTGAAGCAATATCAGAAGCATTAGAACAAGACAGAACAAGAAATTCAAAAGCATTAAATTCATTTGTGACACAAGTCACAGTAGATGATGGCACTGTCTATCCATTAGGAAGAGTAGATATTACCTTCCGTGTTCTATATAAATACACACGAGGAACTTTATAATGTCAAACAAAGTTATAGTATACAAAGATGGAGCACAACAAAGAGTTGGTGCTCAACAAGCAAGAATTTTAGTGCTCAATGACGGATGGTCATACGAGGCTAAAAAAACTGCCAAGCCTAAAAAAGCCAAGATCGAGGCAGAAGCAGAAGTAAAAGGATCAGATTTTGATGATCCTGATAATCACGATTATAGTGAAACTATCAACATAGATTTTGGCAACATTGACGAGGAGAAATAAACAATGGCAACATTTACAGGTCATGATGGTAAAATTGAATTTACTGGCGGTGGTCAAACAGATGCGACTATCGTCAATATGAGAAATTTTACTATTGAGCAAACACAAGAGACTATAGAAGACACTGTTATGTCAACTGGTAATATGACAAGAACATACAAGCCTGGTTTATCAACATTCACTATGAGTGCTGATATATTCTGGGATGGTTCAGACACAGGTCACTTATTATTAGATGACTTTTTGAATCAAGAAGGTGGAGACACACTTGTATCATTCAAAGCATATCCATCAGGTGATGCAACAGGTGGTGTTAATGCTGAATTGGCAGGATCAGGTATCATTACAAGTTTATCAATCACATCATCAGTTGATGGAATGGTTGAGGCTTCAGTGGCGATCCAAGGTTCAGGTGCATTAACAACTACAAATATCTCATAACGGGGGACACTGATGTTTAAGGCTCGTTTATCAGGTGATTTTAATCTTGATCAAATGGAAAAAAGAATACAAACTTTGATCCGTGATGTTGGTCGAGAAACACTCAAGACAGCCAAAAGCATTACCCCTGTTAGATCTGGTCGTGCTAGGGACAATTGGACTAAACAGACCACAAGGACAGGATTTGAAGTTGAAAATTCAGTTCCTTACATTGGTGTTTTAGACAAGGGATCATCGAGACAGGCACCCAGAGGAATATCAAAACCAACTGTCAGGAAAGTGGCAGGCTATATGAAAAACAGAAGCAGGAGAATCACACGATGACTGAATCGGAAAAAAAGAAGACACAATCAGCAATTGATATTGCAACAGGACATTTTAAAGATCGCCTAGCAGGCGATATGTTGTGTTATCATTGTGAAGAGTGGGACATGGACATTTATTACAAAGCAACCGCAAGTTTGATGGTTGAAAATAAAATCATGTCATTACAACAACAGGGTAAGACAGCAGAAGCATTGGTTGAATCAATTATTGCTAAAGCATTGAACAAAGATGGTAAGAAACTTTTTAAAACAACAGATATGCCAGAATTTTTACATTCTGTAGATCCAAATGTTATCATAAAAGTGGCAACCAAATTAAACAATGCAAGTGCTGACACAGTTGAGGAAATTGGAAAAAACTAACCAGGGACAGAGACTTGTATGCTCAAGTTTCACTGGCTGATTATTTGAAATGCTCAATATCAGACATTCAAAAGATGTCCCTTATAGAGTTTAAGACTTGGTTAGCATATTTCCAAATTCGCAAAGACGAACAAGACAAGGAAATGAGGAAGCAAAGTGGCAATAAAAGAGCAACTAATTTTAGAAGGAGTTAATAAAACCGACGGTGCTTTTAGAGGAGTCAACCGTAATGTCAAACAACTAAACACTGGTTTTTCAACACTTCAAAAATCACTGATTGGTATTGGTGCTACACTGGCAACAGGAGCATTTGCAAAATCAATCATAACAACTTCAATGAGGTTTGAAGACTTACGAACTTCATTAAAGTCAGTCACTGGTTCAGCACAAGAAGGTGCAGAAGCATTTGCTTTCATCACTAAATTTTCTACACAAACACAATTCTCTGTTGAGGATCTATCTACTGCATTCATCAAGTTGAAAGCATCAGGTATTGAACCAACACAAGAATTATTAACAACATTCACAGACACGGCGGCGATCACAACAGATCAAATTGGCACACTTGAAGCCATAACTGACCTATTTGCTAGAACAGTATCAGGTGGTTTGGGTTTAGAAGAACTTAACAGATTAGCAGATAGAGGTGTTCCGGTATTCAGAATATTGGAAGAACAGTTAGGACTAACCAGATTACAAATATCAGAATTTGGTAAGACAGCAGAAGGTGCCGCCAAGATAACTGAAGCATTTTCAAGAGGTATCCAAGAAGAGTTTGGTGGTGCAACCCAAAATGTTTTAGACAACTTATCAACTAAAGTGTCTAACTTGGGCATTGCGGCCAACAATGCCAAAGACCAAATAGGTTCAGCAGGACTTACTGGTGCATTAGGTGATGTTGTAGAAACATTGACCAATGCAATTATTAAGAATGAAGAATTCAATAAAACATTGGGTCAAGCATTGGGCACGGTGGTTGGCAAATTCAATGATGCACTACAAATTATGGGTGAAAACACAGACAAGGTTGCAGTGGCATTTGGTGCCATAGCAGGACCGGCCATTGGTGGATTATTCATTACAACATTGACTGGCATTACCACAGCATTTAGAACACTTACCATTGCAATGATGAGAAATCCATTTGGATTGGTATTGGTAGCAG